CCATTCGCAAAAATTAAAAACACAAATTTGATAAAATATAGAGACCTTGAGCATCAGCCTTGCTTTGTGAGGAGGGTTCTTTCCTCGACAGAATCCGATTGGGTCTCGAATGGTAATATTCTATCGCTCGAGGATCTTGACTCCTTTGGTAAGAAATACGGCGGCCGGCAGGACGCCATGTTTGGCCTTGGAGACGAGTCGGTTAATTTTGTATCCAAAACGTACTCGAGGCAGGCTCACGCCCGGAACTTTTTTACCCAATCTTGGCTAATAGATCCGGCAAGCTTCCCTTTGCTTGGTATAGGTTTCGGGGATAATATTAATGAGGCGCTTGGGAATTCTGAAACTGGGCATCGCTTTAGGAACCAAATTGTTTTCATGAACTCTCTTAATGGACTGCTCCCAGTTTTTGAGCATTCAAAGTGGTCAAAGGCAGTGCCCGAGGGGGCCAGAACTAAACAAAAAACTATAAAAGATCCCCTCTCTGGAATGACTCTCGAAGATTTACAGAATAAGCCCTTTGGGAAAATGCCAAGTTCTTTAGGGCATTCTCAGATGCTTACGGGGTTCGCCTCAACCATAGCAAAGGAAGGGGATTGGTATAACCTTTCCAGGCTTAAAGACTTTAGTGTATTTTGCACTCCTTCTTGGACTCAAAAAACAGACAAAAGCCTGAGCGTTATTGAGGAAACTCTGACAAAGGGATATATCCCTAGCTCCCCTTTCATTGTGATGGCTCCTCCTTTCCACAGGGACGCAGGGGATTCCTTTGAGCCTCCGGTTGATGATGGGATGCACCCTTCTCAGTTCACTCAAGCTCACTACGATAACAATAGGGCAGGCCTCCTTCCTTCCTACAACTCGACCTGGGCCAGGCAGGTCGCTATGTTCGGGAAGGGCTACAATAACGAGCATGGGATTAGGGATTATGCCTACGAGTATTATAAGATGAATAACCAGAAAGGGGTTGGGCTTGCCGCTCAGGGAAGCCCCTCAAGGGCTCAAGTTATGGGCGGCGGCGACGACTTATTGGTGCGACGTTACGAAGGAGGGGGGACTGTACAAAGAAATACAAAAAATTCCCTAGGGAAAGATTTCCGGGCAACCCCCCCCTGCTATGAAGCCGAAATGCGGGGGCGAGGAATTCAACCGGGAGATCACTTTGAATATGATTGGACTCAATATTACGGTTCCCCTCGGGTGGCGGAATACGAATTCCCCGATAGAGCTGTAAATTATCTGCACGGGCCAATTACGGACGTGCTTGAGTCAATCGGTCAAATGGCCAGATATGGACTAAATGTCCCCGGACTGATGGCCTTGGACCCGAATGGCCTTGGCGCCACCTCTAATTATTGTTCACAGGACACCCGGAAGCCTTTGGAGAAATGGACCGATCGACCGCTAAGGTGGGCGGGGTGGTCATCCTCGGGATGGAGGCTCCCTGCGCGCGAAGAGGGGTTCGAGGAAAGCGATGTCTCTAGGGAATTTTACTACAAAAGGGGGAGGCGGAGCTTGACTTGGGTGCACTCCAAGTTGAATGCACTGCCCCCGATTTATTGTTTTGCTAGAATACTGAGCGAGGGCGGGGACGAGTTTGAGGCTTCCAGATCTCGAAACTACAATCACGGCTTTGATATTCTTAACTATAGGGAAGATTACAATACCTGGTGGAGAAGGAAGGAGGGCGCTCCTGATGACCTTCCGGATCATATTTCTAATTTAGACTACCTTAATGACCTCGCCTTTAATCAGGGAGTCATCTCGCAGAACTATGAAGCTTTAACCCCTATGGCTGGCCAGCTGGCGGAGGATATTGTTGCAGAAGGCCACCCTGAGGGCGTGTTAGCAAACGAGTTTGGCTATATTGACGATAACATTTGGAAAGCTAGTTTGTACTATACGAAGAATGTTCGTTATTCGATCGATGGCTTTGATGCCGACGGATGCCCTGAAATTTATCTTCGCGACTATTCTGAGCGCCTAAATCCTGAAAATTCGGGGTGGGAACGACTTCCTTCCTCCACGGGCTCGGAGTACGCCGGATGGCCAATGAATGGCCATATCACGGCGAATTGGAGAAAGCAATCCGAGGAAGGGTTTAAGAGCTGGCCGGATTATGATGCATTTGACACGGTCAACGACGGCTTTGCGCAGGAAGGTCCTAGCGCCCCTACTGAGTCGCAACCTTACGGGCTGTCTTTAGGCTACAAGCCCAACCCTGTCAATGGAAGCTCAATGCAGGAGTTCCCCAAAGATATGAATACTGAAGGCCTTCGGTTCGGCTCAACTATCAAGAGTCCGTTTAAAGTAGGAATACCGGGAAAATCGTCGGAAGGTTACCTTGGGAAATTTAGCCTTGGGGACAAGGTTGCGGTAATTGAAGAGGGCGAGGTCGTTCCTGGTGAATATACCCATCGAGTAACCGGCGAACCTTTGACCGCAGGTACTTATGGCTCTGTTCAAGGTCATTGGGAATGGCTGGTATTGGTTGCATCCCTCCTCTGGGGCGAGAACGAATACGAACCAAAGGTGTCGGACGGAGGCAGGCACTGCGCCTTCATCGTCAGTATAACGGACAACGACGAAATGAGCACTTCCCCGGCGCTGCCTGCGGGGGGGTCCGAAGCGCTCTTTAAGATGGTTGAATGCCCAAGGGTCCTTCCGTTTGGCGGGGGGGGTAAGCACGTCTTATTTAATCCAAATGTTGAATTCGATCACCCAGATGCATTAATCGAGGCGCAATCTGAGGAGGACCTGAAGGCTTATGTGATTAACATTGCCAAAACCGAAGAGCTTATGGCCTTTTCTTGGTATGACCATAAGACAAGAAAATGGATTGCTGGAAAAAATTGGCTGTGGGAAAATTATAACGTGGAGAGTTGCCAGTTTGATTCCCAGGCGGAGGCCGAGGCTTATTCTGCCGAAGCGCTCGGGTATACTGATGATGATCTGGTCCAGCGAGAAGTTGTCGTGAGCGATGGGTCGGCTTTCTCTCTCGAGGGGCTAGCCTGGGATCACAATCTTCACCTTGAGCATTCAAATGCAATCGACTGGATTGGGGTTGAGCCGGACGACGTTGACCAACAAGCCATAGGCGCGCAAACTCGGTGGGCGGAGAAAGAATCGGAGCCTGGCTCGCGTGAGATAGACACCGACAATTCAAGATTCTTCCGAGATGTTAAGCAGTGGCAAGATCTGCGGTCGGGGTACCCGATTGCCCACCAACCTCATTACTCTCTCGACTGGAAAGGGAGAAAATGGGTAACTTATACGATTGGTGGAAGGCAGCACGGACAGTGCATGGCGAGGATGAACCGAATTACTCAGGAGTGGTACAACTCGATGGAAGCTAAATTCCCCGAAGCTGTTCAAGTTCCTTCTGGAGAGCTGTACCTGTCTGTATTGAGCGCAGCATCGTTTTCTTCTGCATGGGCCCCGCTAGGGGATATTGATTTGAGTTGATTGGGTTTAAATAGATAAAAACTTAAATTAAAACTATAAAGTATTATGGATGATATTATTTTTGAAGCACTGTGCAATACCGTGGTTGAGGTCACCTATCTTTCAGAGGCGGGCTTCCTGACGAGAGGGATGTTTTCCAACAATCCCGCGTACATCCCTAGGGGGCGAGAGAGAGGTAAGGGAGATATCCCCCTAAACTGCTTCGAGTTGTACAGGGGCCGGCTGGTTAAGATTAGGAATGAAACTGAAATTCATAGCGCAATATTAAAAAGCCCGCCACAAGTTCGGGGCCCTCAGTTGATTTATGGGGAATGTCAGCCTTCAAGACAATGGGTCAAGGAGCAACTTAAGTCCTTTTCCCGGCCTTCGTTCCCTTTCGAAAAGGAACTTCTGGAAATCTCCGACAAGCATAAATTGACCGCTTTGGAGTTTTTCTCAGGGAACAAGATCAGCCGGAGCATGGGTAAATTGAGCCACTTGATTGATGATCTTGTTTGTAGTCAAATATTTGAAAAGGCCCCGAAGTCATTATTGGCGGCAGAATTCCTGGCCCCCGGGGGAGCTCTGGAAGATGGGCATATGGATTTCGCTCGAGGGCAGTGGGAGAGACTTATTAAGCTGTTTATTGAGCTTCATGTTATTCAAATCCGTAAAGATAAGTTAAAGGCTCCAAAGGAAAAGCGAACATTAATAAACAAGGTCCAGAACGCCCCGCTTGGCGGGCTTAAGGCTCTGGGCTCGGTCTCGGAGCTCGCGGAATACTGGCCTCCGGAGCTCGGCAAAAAGCCGGGGGTTATTTTTTCTTAGATTTCAGCCTTTTTATTTCAGCATCAAGTATTGACTCTACTTTTTTAGTGTTTCCTTCTAGCATTAGCTCTGCAGGACTCCTGCCTCCGAGCTTGTCGTTAGAAGCTTTAAGCCACTTTGTGGACTCAAACCCGTTGAGGCGCTGGCTTAGGTTGGTAAGTATGCTTCTCGCTTTTTTCACTATTTATATGTACACACTTTAATTTATGCGTGTATTTAATATAATACCATATGACGAGGAAAAAGTCAAGCGAAGAGGGGGAGTTTACTATTCCGTCTTTAAAGCAAAGCATTCATATCAATTCTCAGAAGTTAACCAAAAAACAGTTGCGTTTTATTTCGATCGCATTTGACGAAAAAACTAAAATTGTATTTATCGCAGGACCCGCGGGCTCGACAAAGACATACATCGCTGTTTATTCCGCTCTTAGGTTGTTAAGCTCTGCGGACGAGCTTGACCTGCTCTACGTCAGGACGGTCATTGAGAGCGCTGAGAAGGGAATGGGGGCTTTGCCTGGGGACATCGATGAGAAATTCAATCCGTACATGGCCCCGCTGGAGGACAAGCTTTACGAAATGCTCCCTAAGAACAATACGACAAAAAAGGAGATGATTGACAGCGGGAGGATTTCTGCCATGCCAATTAACTACTTAAGAGGGGCAAGCTGGACGGATAAGATTGTCGTTGCAGATGAAGCACAAAACTTCACATATAAAGAATTAACAACATTAATTACTAGGATTGGAGACAATTGTAAGTTGTTTATATGCGGGGACTTTATGCAAAGTGACATCAACGGAAAGAGCGGGTTCGGGCCCATGTTTGATTTATTTAATGACAAAGAGAGTGTAAGTAATGGTATTCATGCATTTAAATTTGGAAAAGAAGATATCCTTAGGAGCGAAATACTCAAGTATATTATTGGCAAACTTGATAGTCGCCGGGATTGACTTTTCGTCTATATGAACTTATTTTTTGCAGCGGGGAGGGCTCTGCCTTTCTGGCTGTAGTGGTACAGTCGAAAAAAACATAACAACAAGGAGAGAAAAAAAATGGAAAAGAAATTCTATTACAGTAAGAAGTTCTGGGCTTCCGTTATTGCAGTAGCAGTCCCTATGTCTAATCATTGCTTTGGTTGGGGTATGGATGTTGACTCTGTTATTACCATGATGACACCCGTATTGGCCTATATATTAGGTCAAGGGATGGCTGACATGGGCAAGAACAAGAAATAATGGGCGCAATCTTGAACACCATTCTCGGCGCCGGAATTAAAATAGGCGCCAATATTTTGAACGCCTGGCTGGAGCAGAAGCGGCAGGATCAACTGATGCTTGCCGCAAGGGATGAGAAGATGATTGATGCAGCGATAAGGAATCAGGAGGCGCAGGCCAAGGATCCTTTTGTAAAAATCACTAGACGGATATTATTTATGTCCATAACATTTACCTTATGTTATTTGATGTTGTTTTACGCTCATAATCCAAACATTAGTTACGACGTTCTTGTTCCTAAGGGGGAGAGCACCAGATGGGGGTTGTTCTCGTGGTTTTTTGGTGGTGAGGACTTTCATGTTGTAAGGCTGACGGGAGGGCTTATGCTTTCTTCATTTTTAGACTTATGTTTTATGGTTGTAGGGTTTTATGCAATACCAAGTAGGAGGAGATGATGAATAAAATTATATTATTAATAATTGTGAGTCTTGTTTCTGGATGCATTTGGAGCAAGAAGCCTCCAAAGAGCGCTCGAACCGTTCCGGACGTTGTTGACTCGTTCGAGATTGTTGATGTTGATGGGAACGGAACTATCGATAAGGAGGAATACTACTCTAATTCGGTGTCGATAAATACTGACCAGCCAACTACGGGACTAGTGTGGGTCATTGGCTCAGTAATCGTTTGTACGTTCGGTTCTGCAATTTTGTATAGGGTCAAGGGATAAGTTTTGTGTAAATAATAAAATGGGAATTGAATTGTTAACTGCTCTTGCCGCCTTACTTTCCGCTTTAGCGACTTTGATGGGGGTGTGGATGAAGAGGAAGCTGGGAGAGCGCTCGAAGTGCACGGTAGAGTCTCATGTAAAAGCTGGCGCAAATGTATATACTGCTCTGAAATTTATTAAGGAAAACATGGAGAGCTCTCGAGCCTATGTCTTTGAGTTCCATAATGGGGGCAGCTATTTTTCCGGGAGGGGGCAACAGAAATTTAGTTGCACGCACGAGGTTGTGGAGCCGGGCGTTAGCGCAGAGTGTATGTTTTCTCAGGACCACAGGGTTTCAAATTATAGCGTTTACATTAACGAGCTGATCGCAAACGGAAAGTTTGCCTGCTTTGAAATGGATAACGTTGAGGACGGGGGCTTCCGCACGCTATTGTGCTCCAAGGGGGTTTCCGCGATTTATAACGTTCCAATCAAAACTTTAAATGGAAAAATAATAGGCATATTGGGAGTGGATTACATATACCCCATGAGCGACGCCCCCAAGCTTCCCTCCGGCGTTGAGGTTCAGGAGTTTATGGAAAGGCAGTCCCGGTTAATCGCTGGATACCTAATATAGTAGATTTTTATTTATGAGCCATATATAATAAGCATATGGCATTCACTTACTGCAAGCATTGTGGACATAAAAACCTGTACTCTTTGGTCACTCCTAAGTTTTGCGGCTCTTGCGGGGGCCTAATCTCGGGAGAAGGTCCTGAGGCAAAGGCCGCGGAGGCGCCGATCCTCAAGGAGAGAAAAACCTCTACCACTCTTCGGGAGAAAGCCGCCGCCTTGTCCGAGAGCGCTTCGCTTGAGCGCGACTCGGCTCCGAGGCCTAGTAGTTCAGAAAACGCACCTCGGGCCGGCACCAAAGATCTCAACCGCGTTTTTGATGAAACCGACATCGACCATGTACCCAACATCGGAACGCTCAAGCATTCCGTTATTAATGCTGATAGCCTGGGCGGGAACGTGATTAAGTTGTCTGAATTAATTTCCGCGGATTCTATTCCCGAGACTAAGGATGTCAAGCGAAGTGCCATAAGCCCGGAAGGGGTGGCTCGACTTCCGGACGACCCCGACTCGGGCCCGGCGCGCACAAGCCTTGAGGGGCTGCAACTTAATGAGGAAGAAGCCCTGGCTCCCCGCCGAAGGAGGGACTGCGGATTTCATGGGGAGCTCAAAATCAATAAAGATGAGACAGGATGAGGAGGGGGAACAGTTTAGTTTTGAGGATAAGTTCGAAGACATATGTCTTGAAATAAAAAAACGCAGGGGAAGGTGGTTTTTAGATTCTTTGGCCTGGTTCGACTTTGAGGATGTCGAGCAGATAATCCGGGCGCACATTTATAGAAAATGGCATCAGTGGGATCAGTCTAGGTCCTTAGGCCCGTGGATAAATAAAATAATCACCAATCAGATGAAGAATATTTTGCGAAACAATTATTCTAATTTTGTTAGACCATGCTTGAACTGTCCATTTAATCAGTCTAGATCGAAAGAAGAGCAAGGCATTCGTCCAGGGAGCTTTTGCGGATTTACTGATAGCGGGCTGCAGGATGGCTCATGCCCCTTGTATGCAAAATGGGAGAAAACTAAAAAATCTGCGTACGACATAAAGATGGCGGTGGCAATCGAAAATCACTCCTACGAGGTCTCTGCGATGCACGACTCCTTCGTCGATATTGACGCATCTGCTCAAAAACTCCATACAAAAATGAAAAAGGTTTTGCCTCAAAAGCAATATATGGTCTATAAGATGTTGTATGTTGATCATATGGAGGAGGTTGAGGTCGCCAAGGTCATGGGGTACAAGACTAGCGAGAAGGGTCGTAAGGCTGGTTACAAGCAAATTAAAAACTTAAAGAAAATGTTTAGGGAGAAGGCCATTGCCGCCCTAAGTGACGGAGATATTATGGCACATGAAACCGCAAGTGAAACTAACGGAGGAGCAAAAAGAGTTCATTAGTAGTAATGTTGACCGAGTGAGGGATTTATCTCAATTAACTCGGGAGACTTTCATGGATGACTCTCTTGATGGTCGGACCAAGGAAGGGAGGGCTGTGCGGGAGTATATGCTTTCCTCAGGAATAGATTACACCACTCGGCACGTCTCGAAAAAAGAAGATATCTCCCTAACTGAGGAGCAGAAGGAGTTTATTCGGGTAAATTGCGCTACCGACGTAAGTAGCCTCGCTCTCGCTAAGTTGGCTTTTCCGGAGTCAGAGGTTCGGCATATGAGCAAGGAGTTTTGGGCGGTGCATGATTTTATTGAATTTGAGGGGCTAGACCTATCGAGCTCCGAAACTGCCTTGTCGGTAAAGTATTCACCCCCAAAGGCTGATAGCAAGGTTATAAAAAAAATAAACGACTGGGTAGGGGAAGGTATTGAGGAGGGTAAGATGACCGTGCAGTATAAGCGCTCTGTTGAGGCTTTAAAGAGGTTTATGAGCTCTCCTAGGTTTCTTCAGGTCATAGAGACGTATACAAATATAGAAGATAGAGTGTTGTTTGAGGCTGAATTCGTTCGAGCTGCGTGGGATAAGCCGGACCTTACTACAGATGAAATAAATTTATACATAAACGTTTGCATGGATTATATCCACCTTAAAAGGATTCAGTCCGCAATGGACAAGTTGAACAGAATGTTCGATGAGGCGGAAGAGCAACAAGATATGACTATTCGGCTGACCGAGATATTAAAAACTAAGAGCGAGGAGTATAATCAATGCGAAAAAAGAATGGAATCCCTTATATCCAAATTGCAAGGGGACCGCTCAAAGAGGATTCAAAGCCAGGTCGCGAAGAACGCAAGCATATTGAATTTAGTTCAGTTGTTTCAGGAGGAGGAGGAGCGAAATGTGATGGTTAAAATGGCAGAGATGCAGAAGAAGGTTGTTGGAGTCGAGGCCGATAAGATTGAGCAAATGCCTGAGTGGAAGGCGAGAGTCCTTGGGATCGGGAGAGAGGACATCTCTTGATGTACATAAAGAAAATTTCCTCCCAACGCTTCTCTGGAGGCTCTTTTCCGGGTGCCGCGGGCGATGGCCGTGCGGAGCCCTCTTCCGCTCTAGAGCTAAGATGGAACCCCAAGAGGGACCCTGTCGCATACGACATTAGTTCGTGCGAGGTGGACGGCAGGGGGTGCGACCTCGGGCTAAGGCTTTCGTTTTGTAATACCGTCAACGTCTCTAAAACGAAAATCGTAGGAGGGGAGCGGTGTTGTGTTGATATCGTTAGGGGAGGGGACGTCGTTTTTGATAAATGCGAATTCATTTCTTCTGGAAGCAAGCAACACGTGGTTGTTCGAGGTGGGGTGAAAAATATTTCTTTTGTTGACTGTGTGTTTGTTAATAATTACTCCAGCTGGTTTAATGGGTCATGCGTGGATCTTGGGGTGTGGAGCGATTACGATCAGTCTCCTAGACCCTTTACCAAGGGAGTGTCGATAAAGAATTGCTCCATGATTGACGCAGGCAAGGGTGCCTTGGCGAGGGTGTTTTACTCAGAAAGGCCCAAGGTTATGAACTCTCCCGGGAGGGTCATTAAGGTTCCGAGCTTATTTGTTGCCGCATTTTGGGCGCTGCGAAGGCGAGTTATTGCAAGAGAAGGAAATCGACTCCCCGCCGAACAATTAAAAGTTTATGACATCGAGTTGTGATTTCCTGTAGAATATGTAACAAGGACTTTGACTCCGAGAGGGGGCTTCACGGCCACCTAAAGCAGCACTGCGTGACTATGGCGGAGTATTATACGGAATATTTTCCTAGAAAAAATAAACTTACCGGAGACCCTCTGCCCTTTAAAAACAAGAAGGATTATTTTTCTAAGGATTTTAGCTCCCGAGCCCAATTGCTTAAATGGTGCGGGCGAGCAGGAAAAGAGGAGCTCGGGGAGTACGCTCTAAAAATGCTTCGGCAGCGAGTGGAATCTAAGGGGCTGAAGCGGGCGCCATCTCATCTTGAGCTTAAGATTTCTGAGCTTCCGGATGTGGACTCTTTTGTCAGAGCGTTTGGGAGTTATACTTCCGCGTGCAATCTCGTAGGAGTCCCTCCATTGTTCGGCAAGAGGCTGCCGGAATCGTTTTTAAGCGAAGAGACGGAAGGCCTTAAGGTTTTTATTGACACTAGGGAACAAAAGCCCTTGGTCTTTTCTCGCTCGGAACGCATGAAGTTGGACTTTGGGGATTACACCGCTGCTGGGGATGATTATTCTTATACTTATATAGACAGGAAAAGCGCAGGGGATTTTGTTAGCACTCTCAGCTTGAATAATTTAAATAGATTTAAAAGGGAAGTCTCCAGAGCGAGAGAGTTGGATTGCTATTTATTTGTTCTAGTCGAAAGCGATTTGGAGAAAATTTACAAACGAAACAAGTGGGGCCCACACTCTTCTAATTTAAGATTTATATATCACAACATGAGGGAAGTTTCTCATCAGTTTGCTGACAGTTGCCAGTTTGTCTTTACGGGTAGTAGGGAGAACTCCGAGTTCCTTATTCCTAAAATATTAAAATGCGGATTGGATTTATGGGGAGTAGACTTACAGTATTATATTGATTGTCATGGGCTGGGAAACAGGTAGTCAAGAATCAAGGAGCGCGGGCGTGGATCTAAACCAAGAGATTCTTGGCATGGACGGGTTCATTGACGAGCGGGAGGCCAAACTGTTGTTGTATAGATTCTTGAGGGAGAACGTAACCTTTACCACTGACTTGGTTTCGGGAATAAAGCTTTTCCCTTTTCAGCATATGGCCATTAAAGCAATGTTTGAAACTGATTACTTTATGGGGGTTTGGGCCCGCGGAATGTCTAAGTCTTTTACTACCGGAATTTTCGCTTATTTGGATGCAATTCTGAATCAAGGTGTGGAAATCGGAATTGTCTCAAAATCCTTCAGGCAGGCAAAAATGATTTTCAAAAAAATAGAGGATATCGCCGCCAAGCCTAACGCGGCGTTCCTACAGCAATGCATAACCAAAAAAAGCAAGAGTAATGACGAATGGCTAATGGAGATCGGCTCCAGCCGAATCCGGGCCCTTCCCTTGGGCGACGGGGAGAAGCTTAGGGGGTTCCGTTTTCATAGGATAATCATCGACGAGTTTGCCCTAATGCCCGAAAGGATTTATAACGAAGTTATCGTTCCGTTTCTTTCTGTGGTTGGGAACCCTACCGAAAGGGACGACCTTTATAAGCTGGAAACAAGAATGATCTCCGAGGGCAAGATGAGCGAATCCGATCGGCATGTTTGGCCTAATAATAAGCTCATTATGCTTTCTTCCGCCTCTTATAAGTTTGAATATATGTATAAGTTGTACTCTCAGTTCGAGGAGCTCATTAGGGAGAAGTCTCCTGACGAGACTGGAAACGCCCATAGAACCCTGATGACTTTTAGCTATGATTGCGCTCCCACTCAGCTATATGATCAAAATCTGATTGACCAAGCGAAATCCACTATGAGCCAAAGCCAGTTCGATAGAGAGTTTGGCGCGATATTTACTGACGATAGCAGCGGCTACTTCAAAACCTCTCGGATGGCAGCATGCACAATCCCGGACGGAGATTGCCCTCATGTAGAGATCAAGGGGGAAGTTGGCGCAAAGTACCTCCTCTCCTTTGACCCCAGTTGGGCCGAGTCCGAAAGTTCTGATGATTTTGCGATGACGGTGCTTAAGCTAGACGACAAAAATAGGACCGGAACGATGGTTCACGGGTACGCTATGGCTGGAACGAATTTAAAACATCATATAGTATATTTTGATTATCTTTTAAGCAATTTTAACATAGTGAGCATGGTTGGTGACTACAACGGGGGAGTGCAGTTTATAAACGCAGTAAATGAAAGCAGTTTGTTCAAGAGGAAGAAGGTGGAGATAAAATTGCTCACCCCTTCGTTCGATAGGCCCGAGGAATATAATCAGGAGCTAATCGCAGCCAAGAGGGAGTATAATAGGGAGGACTACAGAATATGTTACCTAAGGAAGCCAGGGTCCGCCTGGATTCGACTGGCAAACGAATTGCTTCAGGCTAACTTTGACCATAAGAGGATATGGTTTGCTTCTAGGGCGATAAATGACTCGTATCACGAACAAAGAAAAAAGAAAATACCCATTAAGTCGTTGAGGTTTTTATCCGCGCTAGACTCAGATTTAAAAGAGAGCGACGAGGCGAAGAAGATTGATTTTATTGAACACCAGTTCGATATGGTGGAGCTCACTAAGTCAGAGTGCGCATTGATTCAGATAAAAACTTCCCCCCAGGGAACTCAAACATTCGACCTTCCCGACAACTTGAAACGTCAGTCAGGACCAGACAAGGCACGGAAGGATTCTTACTCTTCCTTAGTTCTTGGAAATTGGATGACAAAGGTTTATTACGACATGATGAATGTTGATGCCTCTGCGCCTTTGACGTTCGCCCCTATGTTTATAGGTTAATGTTCTCGTGTGTTTTTGATGAGTGTATAGTTACTTTAGCCAATGAA